GTTAATGCTTCATTTGTAACAAAGATTAATAAGGCTGATTGTAAGCCAGAAGCTACTTTCACTGCAGAGTTTGCAGTAGCAAATGCTACAGAAGAAATGGATAGAAACGGTGAGCCAACTGGTCGTTATAAGATTAACGCACTTCTTCCACAGTATGGTGGTAAGGTAGATGTAGTTCCAATGTATGCAGAAAGTGAAGGCGTTATTAATGCCGTATCTACATATTGGGCTGTTGGCGATACTGTTAAGGCTAATGGTAGACTTGACTTTAGTTCAAAGACAGAAGTAACTTATGAAGAGGTTGATTTCGGTGAACCAGTAGAGAAGATTAGAACGGTCAACAAGAGTGACCTTATCATTACTGGTGGTTCGCAGGAGCCACTTGAAGGTGAATTTGCATTTGCAAAGGCAGACCTTGATACAGCTCTTGCTGAAAGAAAGGCAAGACTTGAAAAGCAGAAGGACAGAGATATGTCCAGAACTGCTCAGAAGTCAGCGCCGCCGCAGAATTCAAATAATGGATTTGCAGACCTCGGATTTTAAGGAGGTGACTTATGGCAATAGATATTTTACATATTGAGCCTACAGTTATCTCTAGAGATTTAAAAGGAAAGTATATGCTTATATATGGAAAGCCAAAGACTGGTAAGACCACTTTGGCTTCCAAATTTCCTAAGAATCTTTTGATAGCTTTTGAGAAAGGCTACAATGCTATTGATGGAATCAAAGCTGTCGATATTAATAGTTGGTCAGATTTTAAACTCGTTCTGCGCCAGCTGAAGAAGCCTGAAGCACAGGCAATGTATGATACTATTACGATTGATACTACTACTATTGCATATGATATGTGCGAACAGTATATCTGCGCGCAGAATGGTGTACAATCAATTCGAGATATAGCTTGGGGTCAAGGTTGGGGACTTGCAAAAAAAGAATTTGAAAATTGTTTAAGACAAATCACTATGCTTGGTTATGGTCTTGTTCTTATTTCACATATTGAAACAAGAAAAGAAAAGACTGCCGACGATAGTGAGATTGAAATTCTTGCTCCATCTATGCCGAAGAGATGCTATGAGGTAGTAAATCAAATAGTAGATATTATTGGTTATATTGCTACCGAATGGGATGAAGCCGGTAATAGTGAGAGATGGCTTTATACACGTCAAACTCCTACTGTTATGGCTGGTAGTAGATTCCCATATCTCGCGCCAAAGATTAAACTTGGTTATAATGAACTTGTTGAAGCTATTAACGATGCAATTGATATGCAGAGAGAAAAAGATGGCGCGACAGTAGTAGATAAAGTTGAAAAGAAAATTGAGGAAGAGCTTGATTTCGATAAGATTAGAGAAGAAGCTTCTGTAATTTGGGGAAATCTTGTAGGTAAAGACCCAGCTAATGCAGATAAGATTTTAAAGAAAGTTGAAATGATTTTTGGTAGAAAGATTAAACTGTCTGAGATTACCGAAGACCAGAAGGAACTTTTCAATCTTGTTCTTATTGAAATGAGAGAAATGCAATAATGATTGATACAAAAGCAGAGATTGGTCGTACTTATGGGCAATTAACTGTAAAAAGTTTTGCAGGCATTAGTCAATTAAATGTACAGCCCATATGGACTTGTCGATGTCAATGTGGGAAAACAGTTATTGTTCAGGAAAAAGTCCTCCATGAATATGATGACCTAGCTTGTCCTAGGTGTAGAAAAGCACATCAGTAATGGTGTGCTTTTTAAATTTGACTTTTATTCGAATTTCTGATATAATATAAGAAAGGAAATAGAAAGGAGTTCTATATGGCACATTGTAGAATTTGTAAAGAAGAGATTGATAAGGAAAAAGATGATTGGATAATGCCAGTAAAGAATTGGTACTATCATAGAACATGTTATGAAACGTGGAAACAATCAACTCCTGCAACTGATGAAGAATATAGAGCATTTATATTTGACTTCATTGCGCGCGACCTCAAAGTATCTTATGATTATCATATGTGTAAAGCACAGATTGATAAGTTTGTAAGAGAAAATAAAATGACGGTCAAGGGCATCTTTTTTGCGTTAAAATATTTTTATGAAATTAAAGGTGGCGACTGGAATAAAGGTCATGGTGGAATTGGTATAGTTCCTTTTATATATAATGAAGCCTGTACCTATTGGTATAATAGAGAAAAGAAAACAAAGGGAGTTGTTGCAGATATAGAACGTCAAATGCGCGAAGCTGAACAAAGACAGAAAAAGATTGTTACTAAAAAATCTATTCAGCCTCGTAAGTTTGAAGTAAACTTAGATGCGATAGAGGAAATGGAGGACGATGAGTGGTAGATAAAAGAACTGTTCAACAGTTACTTGGTAGTTTAATGAAGAAACCACAACTACTAAGTCAGGTTGATAAATATTCTTTTGTATTAACTGATTTTCCAAGTCGATTTGAAAAGTATATTTATAGCGCGATTGAAGGTTTGTATCGCAATGGCGCCACAAACATACAACCTATAGATGTAGAGAATTTTTTAAGTACGAATCAAGCGGCAGCTGTAGTTTTCAAAGAAAAAAATGGTATTGAATATCTTCAAGATATAATTGAGTTATCTGAAGTAGAAAACTTTGATTACTACTATGGAAAGTTTAAAAAGTTAAATCTATTAAAAGATTTAAAAAGAAGTGGTTTCGATACATCGGAATATTATTGTGAAGACTTAACTGACCCGAGAGCTCAAGAAATAAATGGAGCGTTTGAGTTTCTTACAACAAAAGATATAACTGATGGAGTAAGGAAAAAACTGTTAGGTCTTGAATCTAAATATGAAGTTAACGATGAGGTAGAAATACAGAGCGCGGCAGCTGGTATTGAAGATTTTGTCGAACAGCTCGGCGCAGCATATGAAATTGGTATTCCCATTCAAGGAGCAATTTATAATCAAGTAATTGATGGGGCGAAGAAGGGAACACTTACAATTCGAAGTGCAGCCAGTGGTGTTGGTAAAACAAGAAATGCAGTAGCTGATGCTTGTTATTTAGCTTATCCTTTTAGATATAATAGTACAACTTGTGAATGGGAACAGGAAGGAAATTCCGAAAAAGTTTTATTCATTGTAACTGAGCAGAGATTTAAAGAAGTGAGAACGATGATTCTTGCTTATTTAACAGATATAAATGCAGTTAGATTTAAATATGCAGATTTCTCAGATAGAGAGCGCGCGGTCATAACTCAGGCGATTCATTTAATGGAAAAGTATGAAGATAATTTAATACTTGTTAAAATGCCGAATCCAACAATTGAATTGGTTAAGACAATTGTAAGAGAAAACTGTATCACTCATGATATAGGTTATGTATTTTACGATTATATATTCATTGGACCATCTTTATTGAATGAGTTTAAAGGATTTGCTTTGAGAAATGATGAAGTATTGTTAATGTTTGCAACAGCGTTGAAAGATTTGGCTGTTGAATTGGACGTAGCAATGTTTACCGCGACACAGCTAAATGCAAAAGGCGATGATAACAAAGATATAAGAAATGAAGGTTCCTTGGCGGGTGGTCGTAGTACAATTAATAAAGCTGATAATGGTGCAATAATGGCGCGACCAACAAAAGAAGAACTTGAAATTCTTGAACCGTTGTATGAGAATAGACCAGATAAAAAACCGAACTTAGTAACAGATATATTTAAAGTTAGAAGCGGTGAGTGGACGCAAGTTAGAATTTGGTCAGATATGAATTTGGGTACTTTGAGAAAAAAAGATTTATTTATAACTGATTCAAGACTTGAGCCAATAGATGATTTCTTTGAAAGAGATGATTATAAAATTACAAGTTGGGATGAGCATGAAAATGAGCATTTAAAGGTAATTTTGGAAAGGTTAAATGAGGGTGAAATAATTGATTGATTATAAAGGTATTATCGAACAATTAGATACTCAAAAAGTCATTCGATTGATGGAAACGCTTGGTGCAAATGACTATATAGAAAAACCAGGATATGTAGTCTTCCCAACTATTTGTCATAATGAAAACGCAGACGAGGCTTCGATGAAGCTATATTATTATGAAAACAATCATTTATTTGTCTGCTTTACAGAATGTGGGAATATGTCCATTTTCAAATTTCTCAAACATTATTATGACTGTAGAGGAATTGATTATGACTGGTATCAAGATATATATAAAGTAATTCTTGATTGTAGCAATTATGAACAAACTTTTGGCTTCGCGCCACAAAAGTATCAAAGTATACGTGATACGTATAAGGCGGCCGAGCTAAAGAAACTTCCAACATATCCAAATGGTATACTTGATTGCTTCACAAAATTCTATCCGCCTGAATGGTTAGCTGATGGAATTAGTAAAGAAGCTATGGATAAATTTGATATACGGTATTCCATACCACAAAACAAAATTATAATACCACACTACAATGTTGATGGAGAGCTGGTTGGAATTCGAGGGCGCGCACTCAACGAATGGGAAGTTGAAAATCTCGGTAAATATATGCCAGTTCAAATAGAAGGTAAGTGGTATAGTCATCCACTCTCATTGAATTTATATGGATTAAATTGGAATAAAGAAAATATACAGCATGAGGGTATTTGTTTTCTTTTTGAAGCAGAAAAAAGTTGTATGCAAATGGAATCTTTTCAGCGTCCAAACTGCTCGGCCGCCGTGTGCGGAAGTCAGTTCAATAAACACGCTTTAAAAATTCTAATTCAAAATGCACACCCACAAGAGATTATCATTTGTTTTGATAAAGAAGAAATACCACCTGATGAAGCATATTTTAATAAGTTATATAATATAGGAAGAAAATATCAGAATTATGCAGATTTTTCTTTCATTTATGATAGAGAGGGATTGTTAGACCTCAAAGATTCTCCAACTGATAAAGGAGAAGAGATATTTGAAAAGTTATTACAAAAACGTGTGAG